GCTGCACGATGTTCGCCCGGTTGTCAGTGCTGATGGCTGTACTCGTTGGCAGGACTACCTGCCCCAATATGTCGGTGACTGGATTCACGAAACATATCCCTTCATACAAGAACTGGCAGGAGTATCAGCATGAAAACCCTGACAATTACCGCACCAGACGAGATCTTCGATCAGACCGTAACGGCACTATGTGCTCTTGGTGGGTACTCAGACGGTGATAGATTGGAGTTCGCCAAGGACCAGCTTATACTGTTGCTTGGCGACAAGGTGCGAGAGTACGCGAGACAACAGATTCGTCACGCGGGGCAGGAGACTATTCAAGCGACCATTCAAGTGGCTTATGCGGAGATTGCCAAGACGCGAGAAACTATTATTGTAGAAATAGGATCTATATAGTGTTTGGTGACGATTCTTTTGCGAGTCAGCCGTGCGCATCCACGAGTTATGTTGCGATTGTTGTGGCGTTTATTTTGCGACTCCCAGTTCTGATGTACCAAGCAGTGCGACGGGCATCAAATTATTAAGGAACCATAATGGCACTGTATAAAATCTTCAACGGCCCCATGCCGACGACCGCCGCACAGGCCGTCGTGACGACGGGCACGGTGATTAAGACGCTGCTGCAAATCAAGCCGTTCAATCTAGTCAAGATTGTGGCGTGGGGCGTCAGTTTCGACGGTTCGGCCGCAGCGGCAGGCATTAAGTGTGAACTGATCGATACGGGAACCGTGTTCGGCACAGTGACCGCGTCAGTTGATGCCGACGTGCTGAAGTTTGGTGGCGTTGATCAGGCTGTCGCTTCCGTTGCCGGGTTGACGATGGGGACGTCCGCCACGGGTTATACCTGCACGGCGGAAGGGTCAATTACCACCTGCAAGGTGTTCGATGCCCAGTTGGTACAGCCGACAAATCAGTATGTTTATGAGTTCAGCTTGGGTCGCGAGCCAGTGGTAGTGATTGGAAATTGTTGTCGGATTCGAGTCACGGCGGCGGCTGCTGTTAATGCTTATGCTTGGCTGTTGTTGGAGATTTAGTTTATGGCGCGGCTGGGACGATCACGACCGCATTTGCCGATTATTGGTCGGTTACTGAGTAGTGGCGGCGCGTCCATTGTGACCGGCACGGGGGCGGCAGAGTTTTCGTTGACCGTTGCGGGCGCGGGCAGCGCCGACGTGGCCGGAAGCGGGGGCAGCGCTTGCACCGTGACGGCTGCCGCCGTGGGTGCGGCGGTGGCCGTGGCCAGTGGCTCGGCCTCGTTTACGGTCAGTGCGACGGGTGCCGGTTCAGCAGTGGTGATTGGTAGCGGTGCGTTGTCGTTCAGCGTGGCCGCCAGCGGGTCCGGTTCGGCGGATGTCACCGGCAGTGGCTCAGCGTCGTTCACATTCGCCGCAGCCGGGACGAGTGCTTCGGATGCAACCGGTAGTGGTGCCGCAGTCATTACCTTTGTCACAGCCGGAGCTGGCGCTGCCGACGCGACGGGTGCAGGGGCAGCCAGCGTCGTCTGTACCGCGACCGGTGTCGGCCTGGCCGACAGTGTGGCCAGCGGTTCGTCCAGCGTGACATTCGCCGCGACGGGTGTCGGCCTGTCGGATGCGACGGGTTCGGGATCGGCGTCGTTCAGCGTCACGGTGGCGGGCGTGAGTGTGATTGAGACGACGGCCAGCGGGTCCGGTGCGGCGACGGTCACGTTCTCGGCCACGGGCAGCGGTCTCGCGGAGGTGGTGGGATCGGGTGCGAGTGCGGTCATCTGGACGGCGGCGGCCACGGGTCGGTCTGACGTGACCGGCAGTGGTGCGGCATTGTGGAGTGTGACTGCGGCGGGGGTGGGGTCCGTGGAGGCCACGGGGTCTGGTAGTGCAGCGGTGACGTTTACCGCTGCCGGGGGTGGACTGGCAGACGTGATCGCCTCAGGTGCGGTCAGTGTGGCAGTTGCCGCGAGTGCGGTCGGTCTGGCGGATGTTATCGGCAGTGGCTCGTCCATCGTGACGATCACCACCTACAGTCAGCGCGTACTGTTCGGCTGCGGACCAGAGGCACAAGGTTTCGCAGTGTCGGGGCCACGCGCACAGGGCCGGGCGGTCGCCGGTTGCCGGGCAGCCGGTGTCGCGGTCGCGGGAGTTCGGTCGTCAGGTTGGTCCACGGCGGGGCCACGCGCCCAAGGTCTGGCGGTTGCCGGAGCACGAGCACAAGGTGCCGTGAAGATTTAACACTGTAGTCATTTTTTATCGAAAGCGAGAGACCACATGGCTGCTTATGCTCGGATCGCGGTTGCCAGATCGGGTGCCGGTTTTACGGTTGTCAGTAACGCGGCGACCCTGGCGGCGACGGCGACGTTTGCCGCGATGGCTGGAGGGGCGGGCGGTACGGCTACCTTTTTTGGATTGGGAACTGATTCGTCCGGGGCTGGTAACCTGATTTTTTTCGGTGCCGTGACGCCGAATATCAGCGTGGTTGCCGGGGTCACCCCCAAGCTGGACACGGGCACGACATTTACCCAGGCCGCCAGTGATGGCATGACGACGGCGGCGGCGAATGCGTTCCTGTTGTTGCTGTTGAATAACACCGACTGGGCGGCGGTGGGCGATGCGGGCGGGTTGCAGAATTCGGCTGCGGCCGGGTCGTTGTATTTGAGTCTGCACACCAGCACGCCGGCCGAGGGGGGGTCGCAAACGACGAACGAGATTTCTTACACCTAGTCCCTGATTGGTCACCGACAGCCGGAAGGGGCACAGTCATGCAACCGCCAATTGACTCGGATGGATATCAGCGAGTCTCGATCTTTGAGGGCGAAGCGCCCTTTTTGATGAGCAAGGTCACGAACTATGCGGGCGTCATTATTGTCAAGGCGGATATCGCCACGATTAAAGCCACGATTGTCCACAGCACCTTGACCCAGACGGTGCTGGATCAATCAACGCTGGCCGAGAACACGGTGTGGTTTGACACGTACCAGACACTGACGGACGCCGATGGCGACACCGTGACTTACAACTTTGGCTGGCAGACGACCGCGACCTGGTTTACGGCGACGACCTATGACAACGATTGTCAATTCAAGGTGGAAGTCTGGGTGACACCCGAGAGCGGTCAGCCGTTCCGGGCGGGTGGCTGGCTGGTCACAGCGAAGCGGTCGATTGTGCCAATTCCAACGTAAGGGGCAGGGCGATGGCCGGGACAATTAACACCGTGACGATTGCCGCCACAGACACGCTGGTCTGGGGCACCGTAACGATGCCGCTGGAAGGCAAGTGCGGTGTCTATCGGTGGCTGTCGAAACCCTCCCTGGAAGTGAACGGACGGCGGTATCAGATTGAACAGGAACACCCGATCGTCGGGATTGATTTGGAAACCTTAGATGAAGTCACCTTTAGCGTGGTGTAACCCATGAGCAAAACCGGGACAGCAGTCAATATCGAGCAACGCGAACGGCCCGAGAATCAGGTGCCCGCAAATCAGGTGCCGGGGGCGGTGTGTCTCGCGGTCACGCTGGCCAGCCAGACGTTTACGATCGTGTCTGTACCACAGCAGGGGGACTGACGATGCCCATGGCACCACGGTCGCGGGCCGCACAGGAGGTGTCCGAACGGCCACGGGACACACGGATCTATAGTGCCAGCCAGCGTGGTTACACCAAAGCGTGGGGGCGTGATAAAGACTACAGCGTGCGGCAGATGGCGAGCGAGACCTGGGACCCGTTTTGTCAGTATTGCCGGGTGGTGGAGGCGACGACGATTGATCATGCACTGCCCCCGAAGCGGTTGGCCGTGGTGGGGTCGGTGGAGTACTGGCGGCAATTTGCAGATCGGCGGTATTGGATTCCAGTCTGCCAGCGGTGCAACTCACGGAAGCAGAATTTGCTGCCCCCTGAATTACAGCAGCGCTATCCCGAGTTGTACGCCCGCTTGGTGGCAGTGTTACTAACACGAGGTATTAACTTACATGGGTGGAGTCGGCAGCGGTAGTGGTCCGGACAAGGGGCCGCGTGGAGGTCGGGTCAAGAACACGGCGATGGCTGTCGCGGGTTGTGGCGTTCCGGTCATGCCGGACGGTCTGCGTGATGACGCGATCGAGCAGTGGGAGATCATGGCCGCGTTATTGTCGGGCGTGGCGTTTGAGCAGGATAGTTTCGTGCTGGGTCGGATCGCGGTCTGGATCGCGCGGCTGGCGCAACTGGACGCGGCCGTGAACGCCCTGGATTGCCTGGTGGACGCTGAGGAGTGCGACAAGTTATTGCGGCTGATGCTGGCCGTGGAACGCAACATTGATAACAAGTGTGCCAAGTTCGGCCTGACGCCTCGCGACCGCCAATTGTTACTGATCCCGAAGCCCGTAGAGGAACTCGACGAGTTTGAGCAGATGATGAAGGACCATGAATGAGTCACACAGATGACGTGGACCGCTACATCAAGGGGGTACTCGACGGTTCGATTATCACTGGCCGGCTGGAGCGTCTCGCGGTGCATCGTCATGTGGCCGATTTGGAGTTGGCAGGAGCAAGAGGATTTTATTTCGACAAAAAGTGTGCGATCAAGGCGATTGACTTCAGTCGCATGTGCAGACAGTTTCAGAGTCCGTTTGCCGGACAGCCACTGGAACTGCGATTGGATCAGAAGTTTTTCGTGTGGTGCGTGTTTGGCTGGCGTCAGAACTCCAACGGCTTGCGACGGTTCCGGCAGGCTCGATACGAGCTGGGTAGAAAGGGTGGAAAATCGACTTTGTGTGCGTATTTAGCATGTCTGCTGATCTTCTGGGACAAACCTGTCGAAAAGGGCGGCGAAGGGTACGTCGCAGCCACTCAAAGCGGTCAAGCGGCGATTGTCTGGAAGGCGGCGCGGCATATGATCGAAGCCAGCCCGGCACTCAGGAAGCGGGCACACATCACGCCGTATAAGACGCTGATCGAATATCCTGCCAACAAATTCGAGTTTCGGCCGCTGTCATTCGATAAGACTCCAGACGGTCTAAATGCCAGTTTCATCATCAAGGATGAGGAGCATGCCTACCGCGAGATTCACCGCAGCCAGTTTGACACATTGGATAGTGGTTCGGGAACGCGGCAGCAACCATTGACGATCACGATCACGACCTACGGGAACAGTGAGTCGATTATCTGGCAAGAGAGTCACGAATACGGCGTGCGGTGCTTGGAATCGGTGATCAGTGGCGACATCGTCGATGACACGTGGTACGTCTTCACCTGTGCTCTGGACTTTCCAAAAGAGCAGCCGTGCTTCAGGTGCAAAGGCGACGAGTGCCCGTGGTGCGATGGTTCAGGGGTGATTCCGCCCGACGATCCCTATGACGAAACGATTTGGCGCAAGGCCAATCCGGGCATCGGTCCGGGCGTGGGGTACACACCGAAGCTGGAAGCCGTGCAGGATTTTGCTCGCATGGCTGCGAACCGCCCTGACAAGCAGGCCGAGTTCTACCAGAAGATGCTCAACATTGTCGTCTCCAGCCGCAACAAGCTGATCCTGCCTGAAGCGTGGGATGCGTGCCGCGGCGACTTGTCGCACGACTGGTCTCAGGCCGAACGCATTCACGGCGGCTTCGACCTCGCCCGGTGCAACGACATGGCGGGTGCTGCCGTGGTCGCTCGCTTTGACATGGTGGACGATAGCGGAGCAGACTTTTATCGATTTGAAATCCGCTCGCGTGCCTGGACCTGCGAGGATCGGCACCAGGATGTTAAGACGCCACAGGTGGCGCGTTGGATTCGAGAGGGGCGACTAGAAGAGAGCACTGGCAATCAGATTTTGTTTTCCGATGTGGAGGACTGGGTGGTTGAGATGTCTAACCTCTACAATGTCGCGACTTGGGCCTATGACCCGCAATACGGGGCCATCTTGGCGCAGCGGATTCAGGAGATTCACAACAGCACGATCTTCAAATTCACGCAGTCATCGCACTTCTACACCGGTCCAGTGGGGCGACTGGAATCATTGGTCAGTGAGGTTCACATGGTGAATGGCCAGCCGGTCCGCGCCTTGGTGCATGACGGCGATCCAGTGCTGTCGTGGATGATGACGAATCTGATGATTCACAAGAACTACCGCGGCCAGAAGATGCCCGATAAGAGTTCAGATGCCAATAAGATTGATATTGCGGTCGCGGTCCTGATGGCGATTTCGGAGTGTCTGTACTCGAACAAGGCAAGTGTCGGGAAGTATTACGAAACGCACGATGTGGAGTTTGTATGAGTCGCAGTGTGGCGGTCAATAGTTCGTGCGGTGCCGGCCTGCTGCTGATTGTGTATGCGGCGTGGCTGACGTGGCCTCCGTTGGCGTTTGCGACAGCCGGGGGTTTGCTGTGCGCGTTTGGCGTGTTCGTCTATAGGAGTTCCAAATGATTGCACAGTTCCTGTCATCACTCCTGCCGATGGCCTCATTGGAGAATCCGCAGTTCAGCCTGAACGACCCTGCCGCTTACGACTTACTAGCGGGCGCCCCGGCCGACTCGGGGCTTCACGTCTCGTCGCGCACGGCAATGCAGTTGGCGCCGGTGTGGCAGGCGATGAGCATCATTAGCGGCGACGTGGCCACATCAACCGCGAATGTCTTCAAGAGAACCAGCGAAGGCGACCGCGCTGTGGCAACAGATCACGATGCCAACTATCTGATTGCCGTTCGACCGAATGAGGAGATGTCGGCGTTTGAACTGTGGCGCCGATTCATGAATCACGCGACCATCTGGCAGAGTGCGTACTTGTACGTGGAACGTGTCGGAAGGGTCGGCCGCCCACTAGGATTGTACAACCTGCTGCCTGACCGCACATTCTCGAAGCGAGACCCGAGTGGCAGGCTGTTCTATGTGACGGATGTTGACGGCAAGGCGGTGCCGCTTTTCAAAGAGGAAGTGATTCACGTCAAGGGGATGTCGGTCGAAGTGGGCGCCGGCTACGACATGGTGTGTGCCGCTAAGAACTCATGGGGGCTGTCGCTGGCCGCCGAGGGGTTTGAGTCGAAGTTCTTCGCCAATGGAGCCCAGACCGGCGGCATCATCGAAGTTCCGATTGGCACTACCGACGACGCAGCCAATCGTCTCATGTCCGGCATGCAGAAAAAGCACACCGGCAAAGACAACTGGTTTAAGGTGATGGTGCTGCGCGACGGCGCGAAGTTCCACGGGACGACAATTGACGCGCAGAAGTCACAGATGACAGAACTGCGAGAGCAGCAGGTGCGGGACACGGCTCGATTCTTCAACTTGCCGCCGCACAAATTGGGTCTGGTAGACTCAGTCAGCTACAACTCCTCCGAGCAATCGCAGATTCAGTATATCACCGGCTGTCTGACACACTGGTTCGGGGCACTCCGCGGCGAACTGCAACTCAAACTGCTGTCCGAACAAGAGCAGCGATTTGAATCGCACTTCATCGACTTCAACACCTCGAAGCTCATTGAGCGGGATCTGAAGACCCAGGTGGAGATCCTGGAGATTGAACGCCGGAACGAAATCATTAACGCGGCCGAATGGCGCCGCAAACGCAATCTGCCGCCACGCACAGATCAGGCGTCGCAGGAGTACCTCAACCCCAATACAAAAAGCGCGCCGCCGGCCAAGGTCGAGCCCGTGAAGCCCGAACCATCGCCCAAGAATGGCTTGAGTCCAGCCGCTCGTGCGGTATGCGAAGAGGCGATTGGTCGCATCTCGCGTCGAGTCACGGCACACGCTCGGAATACTGCCAAGAACTCCGCCAAGCTCGTGGCCTGGCTGGATTCCAAAGCGCACGAACAACGCGACCTGTTTCATCACATGGTGCTTCCGGCAGCGATGCTGGCTGCTGAAGCAGTGGG